TTTGGCATTGATCCGAACCTATCTCTGTATGTCATATCGCGTCCCTCCGCTTGGCCTTATTGGCATACGGTTTCTTCTCTTTGAGTTGTGCGCCGGTCATTACCATGGGGTTCCATTGTTCCCATTTGATGCCTGTGGCTGCGTGTTGGAGGTTGAGGTTGTTGGCTGGGAGGCGTGATCCGCGTTTGCAGAATGCTAGCTGGAAGCGTCTGGGCTTGGACTGGCCTACTTCGTGGAGTACGGCGATCTCTCGTGCCCAGTTGGCGAGTTCGGAGGAGCCGAATCCTGCGTGGGCCAGTTCCATGGTGGTGAGTGGTTCGCCGTCCTTGCGTTGGGGTTTGGAGATGTGGTGCATCCAGATCCAGACGACCTTGGTCTCGTGGAGGATGGGCTGGAGTTTGTTGCGCAGGAACACGCTGACCTCGCCTTGGTCGCTCAAGTCCCCACCGAAGTAGGAGAAGAGCGGATCGGCTACGATGACATCGAGTTTGGATCGGTGGATGAAGCGTCGGGCGTAGGCGAGGAAGGAGTCGCCGGTGCGGACGGATTCGGTTCTGAACTCAAGCTGAGCCTGTAACCGCTTCATCTCATCGCCTGTCGTTTCCAGCCCTTTGGCGACCCCCTGAAACGCTTCCGCGAGGTCGCCCTTGTCGTTCTCTGCTTGGACGACGCCGATCTTGAGTGGTCGGACTGGGGTGATGCCGAAGAAGTCGAGGCCGAGAGCCCAGCGGATGACGATCTGCATCATGAGGGAGGATTTGCCGATGCCTGTGCCGCCGGACACGATCATGGAGGATCCGCGGGTGAGCCAGCGGTTGCCGATGAGGTTGTCTGGATCGTTGGCAGGGTCGAAGTAGATGAGGTCTCGGACTGAGACGATGGTGGCTTGGTCTTCCTCGCTCTCGCGGTTGGTGAGCCAATCCTCCCATGAGTCTGCGCCCAGGTTGGTGGCCAACAGTTTCTGTTGGGATTCGCCGCGCCATGCGCCGGGGAGGCGTGAGAAGCGGGATGGGTTCTTGTTCTTTGGATCGACGCCGGGGATGGCCTTGTAGATTTCGTCGCGGCGGGCGTCCCATTCCTTGCGGGAGGATGCGTCTACGCGGACCCATGCGTGGATGCTTTTGCCGCCGGAATCGATGAGGACGCTGATGGGTAGGCCAGAGGATCGGAGGCGTTGTTCCTGCTCGGGCTTGGGGAGTTCGTCGAACTCTACGAGGACGTGGCGATAGGCGGCTACGTCGTTGTCGCTGCCACTGTAGAGGTTTGGCTTGAAGGGATTGATGCGGACGAAGACGCCATCGAGGCGATCCTTTCGGAGGAGGATGGAGTCTGGGGCGTCGAAGCGTTTGATCCATTCCTCGACTGGGAGGAAGGAGCCGCTGGTGTTTGGTTTGCCGTCTTCGACTTGTTCGCAGATGCAGACGACTTCGGTGGGAGCGAAGGCGGCTTCTAGGAATCGTTTGAACTGTGAGGCTGTGGGGTCGGGTGTGGTTGTTGGTCGCTTGAACACGACTCGTGTGAGGTCTGTGTGTTGAGGGCTGCCGGATGCATGGAGGAGGTGGCCGGCTGGTTTGTCGTGGGGTTTGGAGGCGGCGTCGCGGATCTTGTGGATGAGTTCGCGGTCGCTCCAGGGTGGCTGGCAGGAGCGGTTCCAGTCCGAGAGGAGGCTGAGAGCGTCCCCCTCGGACAGGCCGAAGCCGTGGACGAGGCCCACGGCTGCGGTGTAGGTGGTTGAGTGGCCGTTCTGGCCGCTGACTGCTGGTGGTACTTTACTGAGCCATGCTGCTGCGCGTTGGAGTGGGTTCATTTCGTTGCTGGAACTTTGTGTGGAACTCTGAGGCGAGTCGGACGTAGGTGTTGTCTCCGCGCCTGTAGATGACGACTGGTGACTTCATCTCTCCGAGTCGGAACTGTGCGTGGCCGATCAGATGAACGATGACGGAGGGGTTTGATCGGTTGGTGTATTCGATGGGATCCATGTCGGGATAGGTTGCTTTCGGACCGCGTGTGAGATCCAGCCTCGTCTGATTCCTGCGGCGACGATCTCGGCTGAGTTGGCGAGGATGCGTCGGTTTTCCTCGGAGGCTGCGAGGCGTTCGGCCTCGGTCATGGGTTCTGGTTTCCGTGCGTCACGGAGGCGGGTACTGTACCATGGTTGGAGATGTCGTGGGGTCTTCATGGTTTGATTTGTATGGAGCTGATCTCCGACAGTACGCAGTTACAGTAGTTGCCGTTGTAGGCGTTGCATTTCGGGTGATGGACAGGGTTGCTGAGGATGTGTTCTGAGAGGCGGACTGTGAGAGAGACCAGGTGAATGAGGCGTTGGGCTGCCTCGGCGCAGACGGCGTTTGGGACTCCATCGGGGGAATTGATTTCGGCTGAGATGATGTTCAGCGCGTTCACGAGGTCATGGGTGGATGATTGTTTCATTGCAATGTGGGCAGCGTCGCGGGTAGGTGAGGTCGGTTGGTGGGGTGATGTTGGCCCACGCGCAGAGGTCGTGATAGGATTTGAGTCCGAAGTTGGGGACCATGTTGGGTGTGATGATCTTTTGGTTGATGGCGTTGATCAGTTCGTCCTTTGAGGTGAGTTTGAGGCTTGCGGTGATTCGTTGGTTGCGTGGGCTCATGCCGTAGTTCCACATGGCTTGGAGTTGTTTGCGTCTTTCATCGGCTTTTGCGACCTGATGGATGCGTTGGCGTGAGACTCCGAGTTGTTGGCCGATGGCTTGGAGGGTGAGTCCTTTGGCTCGGAGTTCCGAGACCCTTTCGATTGCGTATTCAAGTTTCATTGTAGTGGTGTGAGTATTGCTCGATACCGTTTGTTGGCTTTGTGGCATTGGACGCACAGGCCGGATTCCTTTTGGCATCCACATCCCAAGCAGTTGGCCAATTCGTGACAGAGTTCTTTCCATTGATTATTTGTTTCGTTGTTTGTTTTTGAGTGACCAGACGTAGTAGACTGACACGTCGTGTTTCTTTGCGAGTTCACGGACGGTTCTCCCTGATTTGTCATTGAGGATTGCCTTGGTGATTGCCGGGTCGATCTTGCGACCTGGGTAGATGTGTGGTTTTGGTTTCGGAGGGTCTGGCATCACTTGGGTTCCGAGCATCTTGGCGATCTGGTCCTTGGTGAGTCCGATGGATTTGAGCGTTGAGTTCACGTTCCAGTTGTCGTGCGAAGTCTGGCCAGAGGGCTATTCGGTCTTTGAGCCAGGACTCGACGTAGGCGTCGGTTCTTGGAGTACGAAGTAGAAGTTGTTCTGCCATGACGAGTTAAGTTCGTTGTAGGTGTTGTTTTCTATCTTCCAGGTGCGATGGTTTTGTTTTGAGCCTGTGTGAGCGCAGACGATGAGGACGTCGAGGTCTTTGATGGGAGTGTTTCTGGATGGGTGATCGAATGGTAGTTCGTTGAGTTTCATGGTTGCTCTGAGAGTTCCCTGATGATCTTGGCCCGCTTCTGGCCGTTGGATTTGACGATGAGTTGGAGGATGACGATTGGATCGACCGTTGAAACGTGCTTCCAGTACGGTCTGGCTGCATCGAGTTCCCGTGCGCGCTCGATGTCCACCACGACGACTTCTCCTGTGGTTGTGTGTTTGTAGACGAAGGCTACGGACATGTTCACAATTCCTCCTCCTCCTGCCATTGGTCCAGAGCCTCCGGTCGTGTGGTTGCCAGCCCCAGCCGGATCAGGTGCCTGATGCGGGCGTCGAGCTTCCCGAGCTTCTGCCGGAGGTATTCGTTGCAGGCCTTCAGTTCCTGCACCTCCTGCTCCAGTTTGGAGAGATGGGATTGCGTTGCGTGTTCCTTGCTCATGGTTTGATTCTCTCTCGGTGTTTGCAGATGGTGCAGACCCAGCTCTTGCCGCTCTTTGACGGGCGACAGGATCGGAGGCATTTGGCGCATTGGATGGATGCGCTCACGGCTTGTCCTCCCTCACCTTTATCCATTTGTTGACCGCATCACCGAACCCACCGAAGTACCCTGCTGCTTTGAGTGCATCCCCCGCCTCCTCCAGGCGTTGGATGCGGGCCTTCAATGCCTCGTTCTCCTTCTGAAGGTCTAAGCCTATGCTGTAGGTCAATGCCGCATCTCCATCCTCCAGCCGCTGGATGCGTTCGTTGGCTGCGTTGAGTTCGCGTTCAAGACCTCTGGCAAACGGAGCATTCACCCACGGGTTTCCGTCGATGAATACCACCCGATCAGTC